CTCGTCGGAAACATCAACCGCAGGCGCAAGGCCGGCACCAGCCGATCCAAGTCAAAGTCCACCGTGAGCCCAAAGGCATATGCACAACTCAAGAAGGGATGGAAGTGATGCCGTTCAAGTCCAAGGCACAGCAGCGTTTCATGTACGCCAAGCACCCAAAGATCGCCAAGAAATGGGCAAAGAAGACAAGCAGCTTCAAGAGCCTGCCAGCCCGCGCAAAGAAGCGCAAGTAATCGCGCTCAATGAGCATGGGCACCGCATCGGCGAGACCCACCACAATGCCACGATCCCGGAAGAAACCGTCCAGCGACTCCGATACCTCCACGAGGAGGAAGGCATCGGATACCGGCGACTCGCTGCAATGTTCAACCTCCGACGAGACACCGTCATCAAGATCTGCCGATACGAGCGCCGAGCCCAAATCGCTCGTTCCTGGAGGCGCAAGACTGGTTAGAAAACGCGGTGGTCAGACGGTTTACGATCAAGACTTGGCAGATCAAATATGCCAACGGCTTGCAAATGGAGAACCGCTGCTAACGATCTGCAAGACGCCTGGAATGCCAGCTGAATCTACGGTTAGAAACTGGCAGATCAATGACATAAACGGTTTCGCTGCGAAATACGCGCAGGCGCGAATCTCACAGGCATACCGCTGGGCCGAAGAAATCGTGTCATTGTCGGATAGTCCACCGCCGCTGACTCCTGATGGGCGCTATGACTCGGGAGCCGTAGCCCATCAAAGGTTGATGGTTGATACGAGAAAGTGGCTGCTATCAAAGGTTCTGCCAAAGGTTTATGGCGAACAGTTGAACGTGGACCACGGCGGATCGGTCACGATCAATGTCGTGACGGGACTGCCGGATGACTAGTTTCACGGTGCCGCTGGGATTCACGCCGAGGCCGTGGCAGCTCGAGTGCTACCAGCGCCGCAAGCGGTTCACTGTGCTGGCGTTGCATCGCCGCGCCGGCAAGACCGAACTGGCGCTAGTGCGCCTGCTGCACGCCGCGATCAAGTGCCGGGATCAGATGCCGTTCTTCGTGTACGTCGCGCCGTTCCTGAAGCAGGCCAAGACCATCGCCTGGGCACGCCTGAAGCGCAAGGTCGAACCCATGCGCCGGTACGGCGGCGTCGAAATCAACGAGGTTGACCTAGCCGTGACGCTGAAATCCAACGGTGCCACGATCCGCCTGTTCGGCGGCGACAACCCGGACGCACTGCGTGGCGTGCGACTGGATGGATGCGTCATCGACGAGGTGGCCCAGATCAAGCCAGAGGTCTGGAACGACATCATCCAGCCGGCGCTGTCAGACCGTAAAGGCTGGGCCATGTTCATCGGCACGCCGGCAGGGATCAACCTGTTCAGCGAGTTGTTCTACCGGGCTGGCACGCTGCCTGATTGGTACGCGGCCAGGTACACCGTCAACGACACCGACGCGCTGGACCGCGACGAGGTCGAGCGCCTGCGTCGCGACATGCCGGAGGCCGCGTTTGCGCGAGAGTATCTGTGTGACTTCAGCGCAGCCGGGTCGGATCAGCTCATCAGCCTGTCAGATACCGAGACAGCGGCAGGCCGCGAGTACAAGGACAGCGACGTACTCGAGTTCCCGCTTGTTGTCGGCGTCGATCCGGCCAGGTTCGGCGATGACCGCAGCGTGATCGTGCTGCGGCAAGGGCTGCGCATGGAAGACCCGATCATCTATCAGGGCATGGACAACATGCAACTGGCCGCAGCCGTCGCCAACGTCATCGAAGACCGTGACCCGGACGCCGTGTTCATCGACTCCGGTGCCGGCGCTGGCGTCATCGACCGCCTGCGTCAGTTGGATTACTTCGTGGTCGAGGTACCGTTCGGAGGCAAGGCGACCCAGCCGAACCTGTTCCTGAACAAGCGGGCCGAGATGTGGTGGCTGGTCAAGGAATGGATCGACAACGGCGGCGCGATCCCGGATGACAACACGCTGAAGGCCGAACTGTCCACGCCGACGTTCTGGTACGACCAGGTCGGTCGCCGCGTCCTCGAGAGCAAGGACGAAATCAAGAAGCGGCTACAGGGCGGCGGCAGCCCTGACATCGCCGACGCGCTGGCGCTGACGTTCGCCTACCCGGTAGCCAAGCAGTTGCCGCGCGAGGTGCGCGAGAAGATCGACCCACGCCCGAAGGACTATGACCCGTACGAGGAGGTGTGAGGTGCCCGTAATGAAACAGACAATTTCTAGCGTTTGGAGGTCAGCATGATTCGTTTGGCTACTGCCGATGACGAGGATGCGATCCTTGGCATGGCGAAAGAATTCGTGGCGTTCTCGCCGTATGCGGAATTTGCGGTTACTGAAGATGATGAACTACGGGCGACAATCAAATGGTGCATGAGCAACGCTACGGTATTCGTGGCCGAGAACAATGGCACGCTAATTGGAATGCTGGTCGCAGTCGTTGCGCCGCTTTGGTATGCGCCGCAAGCGTTGGTAGCAAGCGAAATGGCTTGGTGGATCGATACGCGACATCGCCGCAGCACAGCAGCAATTCGATTGGTTCAAGCATTTGAGCAATGGGCACGCGAGAAAGGTGCTACAGCGGTTTGCATGAGCAATCTTGATGTAGAGAATGCCGATGTAGTGTCAGGCATGCTCAAGCGCATGGGTTACATAAGTACAGAACAAACTCACACAAAGAGGATTTGAACATGGCAGCTCTTTCAACAATTCTGATTGGCGCGTTGGCTGGTGCCGCAGCAGCTGGCACGGGCTACTCAATCTACGCTGGCGAGCAGGGCAAGAAAGCACAGCAGGATGCAATGCGGCAACAGCAGGCTGCCCAGGCGCAGGCTGCCAAGCAGGCACAGGCGCAGACCGAGGCATCGATGGGTGCCATGCGTGCGGCCAACCGCCGCGCACCTGACGTGGCCGGCATCATGCAGGCTGCGCAGGAGGGCGCGCAGGGTGGTCCGTCCAGCACCATGCTGACCGGGCCGATGGGCGTCAACCCGCAGGATCTGCAACTTGGTCGGTCATCCCTTCTCGGCGGCTAACACATGAGCGAATATCCCGGCGAAAACCGAAGTTACAAGAACGCTCCGCAGCGCGAGCGCCTGTTCACTCGCTGGGGCCAGCTCAAGTCCGAGCGCGCATCTTGGTTCGCGCACTGGCAGGAGATCACGTCCTACCTGCTGCCGCGAAACGGTCGCTACTTCCGCCAAGATCGCGACCGTGGCTGGAGGCGGCATAACAACATCTACGACAGCACCGGCACGCGGGCTCTCCGCACGCTCGGCGCTGGCATGATGGCAGGAGCGACCAGCCCGGCTCGGCAATGGTTCCGGCTGGCGACGCCTGATCCTGAACTGAACTCGTACCAGCCAGTGAAACTGTGGCTGGACGATGTCACCAAGCGCATGCAGTTGGTGTTCCAGAAGTCAAACACTTACCGAACGCTGCACCAGATGTACGAGGAACTTGGAGCATTCGGCACGGCGGCCACGATCGTCATGCCTGACTTCAACCAGGTCATCCACCACTATCCGCTGACATGCGGCGAGTACTGTATTTCGACTGACGCGCAGGGCCGCGTATGCACGCTCTACCGCGAGTTCGAGATGACCGTGTCGCAGATGGTCAAGGAGTTTGGATACGACAACTGCTCGACTAGCGTGCAGAACATGTACGACACCGGAACGCTCGACCAGTGGGTTCCTGTCATCCATGCGATTGAGCCTCGAGCAGACCGTGACATCACGAAGAAGGACAGCAAGAACATGCCGTTCGGCTCGTTCTACTTCGAGGTCGGCGGCGAGGATGGCGTGTTCCTGCGCGAGAGCGGATTCCAGTATTTCCCATGCTTGGTGCCTCGCTGGGCCACCGCCGGCGGCGACATCTACGGCAACAGCCCAGGCATGGAGGCGCTTGGCGACGTGAAGCAGCTCCAGCATGAGCAGCTGCGCAAAGCGCAGGCCATCGACTACCAGACCAAGCCTCCGCTTCAGGTGCCGACGAGCATGAAGAACCGTGACGTGGAAACGCTGCCAGGCGGCATCTCGTTTGTGGACGGTGCCAGCATGGGCATCAAGACCGCGTTCGAGGTCAACCTGAACCTGCAATACCTGCTGGCCGATATCCAGGATGTGCGCGAGCGTGTCCGTGGATCGTTCTATGCAGACCTGTTCCTCATGCTTGCAAATGCACCCTACACCCGCATGACCGCAACCGAGGTCGCCGAGCGACATGAGGAAAAACTCTTGATGCTGGGCCCAGTGCTCGAGCGTCTGCACAATGAACTGCTTGACCCACTGGTGGACATCACGTTCAACCGCATGATTTCGAGCGGTGCCGTTCCTCCTCCGCCGCAGGAACTGATGGGCATGGATCTGAACGTGGAGTTCGTTTCCATGCTTGCACAGGCCCAGCGTGCAATCGGCACGAACGCCGTGGATCGCTTCGTCGGCAACCTCGGCCAGATCGCCACGATGAAGCCAGACATCCTTGACAAGTTCGACAGCGACCAGTGGGCCGACATCTACGCCGACATGCTCGGCGTCGATCCGTCCCTGATCGTGGCCGACAAGGACGTGGCTATGGTGAGGCAGGCACGCAATCAG